TTGGGTTCGGCAAGTCGACGATGATTGAGGTGGCTGCGTCTTACATTGTTGGTGTCGACTCGGGCGGCACACTTATTGTCGGACAATCGGACGATGATGTAAGGGCATGGGCAGATAGCCGACTGATGCCAATGCTTCGAGCGATGCCAGCGACATCCGTTTTGATGCCTCGTAAACGCAGTGAGGTTCGCGCCGCCTCGATCCTGTTCCCCCACATGCCACTCTATATCGGGGGAGCGAACCTGAACACCTTGCAATCAAAAAGCATGCGATACGTCATGCTCGATGAGGTTTGGTTGTTCAAAGCGGGAATGGTCCGCGAAGCCTTTGGCCGAACGCATGATCGAGGCAACGCGGTCATTTTTGCTGTTGGGCAGGCCGGGGTAATTGAAGACGAGCACGACACGCTGCACGAGACGACTTTGAAGTATGAATACGGCTGGCATTGTCCAGAGTGTGCGGAATGGAACCCGTACGACGACGAACATCTGAAGTATGACCTTGGAGCCAGGGGCGAAGACAATCAATGGAACTGGACTCAGCTTTACAACTCGGCAAAAATGCGTTGCCCGAAGTGTGAGGCTGAATTCTCGGACACGCAGGACAACCGCCGAAAACTGTCAGCATCCGGGGCCTATAGACCAATAGACTCAAACCCCGAGCCGTACCGAGTCGGTTTCCACTGCCACGCATTGGCCATCTGGTGGGTTCCATGGGGTAAACTGTTAATTGAACGAATTCGGGCGATTGAGGCGAAGGAATCCGGCAGCGCTGTCCCATTGCGAATCTATAGACAAAAGCGTGAAGCAAAACCGTGGAGCGACGACGATGAATCGCCAGCGATTGTAATTAAAGCTTCTGGTTATTCGATTGAGCAATTTAGGAATGGCGAAAAAATTGATGGCGAAGCGCTGCGGGCCCTGACGGTCGACAAACAGCGCGACCATTACTGGTTTGTAGTGCGGGCACATCGGGCGGACGGTAGTTCGATGTTATTGAACGCGGGGACGGTGCGTGAATGGTCGCAGATTATAGAACTCCAAAAGCAGTACCAAACGCCTCCGCTCTGTACAATGATCGATGCCGGATACGATACCTCCGGCGTCTACACTTTCTGCGCGAAGAACGGCTACCTGGCGATGATGGGTGATCAGCGTAAAGAGTGGATCCACCGCCAGGGCAGACAGCAATTCCGACATTTCTATTCGCCCATGAATCACGTTCGGCTCAGCGGAATGCAGGTCAACCTAGTCTATTGGTCCAATGACCGAGTGAAAGACATTCTCGCCAAACTTTGGAGTGGCGTTCTTGTACCATTTGAGATCCCAAAAGATGTGGTTAACGTTTACGCAGCGCATATGACTTCAGAACGCAAAAAGGACGTCGTGAACAAAGTCACCGGCGAGGTCACGAGGCGTTGGGAGCGCATTCGAACCCGAGATAACCACCTTTGGGACTGTGAGTGTATGCAAGTTGCGTGGTCATTGATGATGAAGTTGTTGAGGGTCGAGGAGAACGACTCCGCCCAAGTTGACACTCCCAGCGAGTGAGTGAACGGCGGACGATCTAATTCGAATGAATGGCTCTTTCGAGCGTTAGTCCGCTTCGGACTGGATAACATTGATGCGTTGACTGATCTCGCCAATGGAAATGTCAACGCCTACCTCAAAAACAACGGCAAAGTCCTAACGTCTGCCAACGCGGACGGAAAGCTTGTTTCGTACATGCTTCCTGGCGACCGCTTCTCTAACCCGACTACGGAATTGATGCAGGTGGCTGAAAAAGCGCTCTGGTTTCTAACCTCTTACTCTCTCGAAGAGATACAGAGGTATCTCAAAAGTTACCGTGAGTGGTACAGCAATGACACTGGCACACGCAACGCAGTTATTGAAGCTGTATACGGTTACCAGGTCGGAAACCCGAGGGCGCTCGTTCGCCTGACGGACGCTGCTAAGTCGGAAGGCCGTAAGAGCCGAGAATCTGCCGCCACTGAGCCTGCTGCTGCTTAATCTAGGAATTAAGAAGAACACCAGGGGCGGGGTGATATCCGCCCCTTTTGGTATGCCTAACAGTCTAACGAACACAATTGCGGAAGGTTTTGATGCGCTTCTGGATGTCTCGGCGGAAGTTGTGGCTATCAACGGCGTTGAAGTCACCGCGTTAGTCACACGGGAGCATTTCACGATCGACCAGCACCGGCACGATGTCGTTAAAGTTTGGCAGATCGGCGTTCGGCGTGCTGATTGCCCAGCGGTTAAGTTCGGTGACAAAATTGAGATTGGAGTGGAAGTTAGGACCGTTTTTGAAATAAAGGAAGACCCAGTTAGTTTCACTCTTTGGGCAAGGTAGATATGATCACAGTCACGGAAAAAGGAATCAAAGAGGCCAAGCGGCTCTTGAGCCACATTAACGATGGAATCGAGAAGGCCGTTTGGAATGCAAGTGGTCGAGCGCTTAAAACGGGAAGGAGCCAACTGTCCAAGAGCATCAAAAAGCGCTACACAATTAGAGCCAGATCCAAGAATCCTAAAGAGGAACACAAAACTCTCTCGAGAAACATCAAGGAGAAGCGGAATTTTAAAAAATTGGGTGGCTCCTTAGAGATTAAGGGTCATATGCTAAATTTGTATGACTTCTCGGTTAGCCCTAAAGCTCCGTTCCGCAAAGGAGGCGAGCGGCCTAAGTCACTGAGTGTGGCTGTTTTAAAAGAAGGTGGGAAGAAAAAGCTTTTGCACACTTTCGTTCAGAAGATGAAGGGAAGTGGTCACGTCGGCGTTTTTGGGCGGATTAAGAGATCAAAAATGAAAAAGAAAAATAAGGAGAAGATTTATGAGATTAAATCTCCCGCTGCCGCAATCATGGCCACCAACGAAAAAGTTGCGCCTCCTAACCAAAAAGCGATAGACAACATGTTTATGAAACGCCTTGATCATGAGGTAGAACGCCTTTTGAAGATTAAGTAATGTACAGTCTTTTCTCATTGCAATTGGCTGTAGTTGAGGTGGTTAAAGAAGCGGTCAAAGACTATCGGCTCAAGGACCCACACGGAGACTTAGTGCCAGTTAACGTCTATCCTGGCTTTATCCCCAGGGACGGTGCGGGCGAGATCGACACTGAGCGTGTGACTGACTACCCTTCGGTCATCGTCCAAGCCAGCGGAGCCGAACACACGTGGGAAGACGGCACCGTTCAAGTGCGGCTATTGGTTGGGGTTGCGGACAGTTCACCCGACATGCAGGGACACCAAGACGCGCTCAACGTCATTGATTCGATTACCCGCAGGTTTTTCAGACAGAGAATCCTCGCAAACGCTTTTCCACTCGCCATGCCGTACCATTGGCAAACATTGGATTACGACACGTTCCCAGTCTTTGTGGGCATCATTACATCTACCTGGCGGATCGAGACGCCACAGAGCGTTCACGCCGATACGGTTTACGACGACTAGTTGACAAGGTGCCATTCTCAAATGGCATCTTCCAATTACAAACACGGCGCCAGCTGGTCCGAGGAGTCGACGCGCACAAGCCCCGTCATCACCGCGGATAGCGGCATTTCTGTTGCAATCGGCTCTGCGCCAGTTCACATGGTGCGTGGCGGCACAAAGAATGTTAACAAACCCCTGATGTTTCTAACCCTGCAGGACGCAAAAACGGCGGTGGGTTGGTCTAACAATTGGGGCAGATTTGATTTGTGCGAATTGATTTACTCGGCCTTCCAGAGGTATAGGGTCTCGCCGATCATCCTCATTAATGTGTTCGATCCCATGAGGGATTCTATTAATATGGGCACTGCGGCACTCGCTGTGACAAACAAACAAGTCGTCCTTCCATTCAATGACGTCATTTTTGATTCCGTCATTGTTCAGATAGATGACGATGGATCGAAAATGTCTAAGTCCAAGGCGGAAGCATCTAAGGCCGACAAGCCTGCTTCAGTCAGATCCCGCATTCCTGACACCGGGCGCTACTACGTTTTAGATCGAGACTATAGCCTTGAGTACAACAAGAAGGGAAATCTGGTCATCACCATCCTCCCCGACGGCTCGATTCCACAGAACACCGACGGTCTTTTGATTGCTTACTCTCGAATCGGTTCAACTCCTGTCACTGCCGACGACGTAATTGGCGGTATAGACCAGCACGGAAGGAAGACTGGCATTGAGTTAATCGAGGAAATTCATCCCCGGTTTAACATTGTTGCTGGTTACCTAATGGCACCGGCCTTTAGCTCGAATGCGCCCGTCCTGACGGCGTTGGC